TTTTGCTGGGACTTCCTTCCTTAGTTCTTCTTATCAATCAATAGGTTGGCTGGATATGTCTCTGGTTAATAAGAAGCAGTTGGCGGAGATCTTTCCATGGTCTGAGAAAACTTTTACTGCTTTTCAGAAAGACCCCACGTTCCCCATAGAGGAGCAGGGAGGGCGTGGTAACTCGAATACGTACGATACCAAAAAGGTATTTGATTGGTTGGTGCGGCGAGAACAGGGGAAAACGTCTGAGACTGCTAAAGAGCGATTAGATCGCTTGCGTGGTGATAAGGAAGAGATCGCCATTGCAAAAGAGGTTGAGCAACTGGTACCGGGTGATGACCTGGATCAGGTGCTGACAGATCTCGCGGTTACTGTTCGCTCGACAATGATGAGCGGCAATCGCTCCCTTAAAACGGATATAGATGCTGCTTACGGAATCGCACTGGATATAGGTTTGCTCGATGACCATTCTCGAAACATCCTCACCGCTTTATCAAAGATTGAGGCGGAATCGTACGAAGGTGATAGCGAAAGCGTTGAGGGCGTTTGTACCGCCTCCGCAGATGTCGAGTAATGACTGGGCTAACGCTTACCGCTGGTTGGCGAAAGGCACCACTGCGAAAGCTGGCAAGTACAACTCGGACTATACGCCCTGGGTTAAGGGGATGTTGGATGCGCTGGACGATCCTGATATTCGGGAGGTCGTGTGTATCAAAAGTTCGCAGGTTGCGTGGACTGATGGTGTCTGGAATAACTATCTCGGTCGTCGCATTCATCAAGATCCGTGCGGCATCCTGATGCTGATGCCGAAAGAAACATCGATCAATAAGTATTTGCGTACAAAGTTTAATCCGATGATCAAGGCTACGCCGGTGCTGGCAGAGCTGGTTAATCTCGGGGTATCTCGTTCCTCTGATAACACGAAGGACTACAAAGAGTTTCCGGGCGATGGCTTCTTGGCTCTGGTCGGTTCGGGCTCACCCGATAACGTTAAGTCATGGTCTGTGCCTGTTGGATGTGTTGAAGAGCCTGATGACTGTTCCGGAGATATACAGGGGCAGGGTGACTCGGTTGAGCACTTACGCGACCGTCTGAAAACATTCGAAGACAGCAAGCTGATCTTCGGCGGTACGCCGACCATCAAGGGCTTCTCTCGTGTTGAGGAGGCCTACAAGAAGAGTGATCGGCGCCGGTTTTACGTGCCCTGTCATGAGTGTGGTGATAGCCATGTTCTGAGCTGGAACAACGTGCTGATTCCTGAAGACCCGGCGCACAACCATGAGGTCTATGGCCGCTTTGTGCCTGAGGCCACTGTCTACGTCTGCCCGTGCGGCACGGAGTGGGATGATCGCCAGAAGAACCTCAATGTCAAAAAAGGTGAATGGCGGGCTGAAGGTGAGACGAAGGGTGTTGCCGGATTTGAGATCAATGAGCTGTACTCGCCCTTTCCTGGTTCCAAGCTGGCGGCGCTGGCGGACAAGTACCTGGTTGCTCAACATCATCTGAAAAAAGGTGATGAGGGCAAGATGATTCACTTCACAAATACCACTCTGGGTGAAGCGTACGAATACAAAGATGGATCGCCAGATTCTGAATCCCTGAAAGAGCGGGCTGAGCTCTACGATGTGCTGGCTCCGCCTAAGCGATCGCTGATTCTGACGGCTGGGATTGACGTTCAGCCTGATCGACTCGCTTTGATCATTATGGCGTGGGGGCGCGGTGAGGAGTCTTGGATAGTGTACTGGGGTGAGATTCATGCCGCGACTACAGTGAATGATCCCAATGACCCATGCTGGTATGAGCTGGATCGAGTGTTGAATGGTGTTTATCGGCATGAGAGTGGTTCGCCGATGCGTATCGAGGCTGCTGGTATCGACTCTGGTGACGGTAATACGCAGGACGCCGTTTACAACTACGTACGTACCCGAAAGCCTGGGATCGGGCCAAAGCTCATGGCGATCAAGGGTGGTAATGATATTGATGCTGAGATTGTCAAGGTTCCTAAAAAGGTAGACGTTAACGGGAAGACCAAAGCCGCAAAGTGGGGGCTGCGCATCTGGACGGTTGGTGTCAATAAGGCCAAGGATCTGATTGCGGGGCGCCTTAAGCTGACCGGTGCTGGCCCTGGGCGTATGCATTGGCCGGCCAGTGTGCGTTCCGACTTCTACAAGCAGATCACCGGTGAAAGCAAAATTCCCTCGCGCAAGCACCAGGGCAAACTGGTGTGGACGGCAAAGTCGGGAGCCTCGGTTGAGGCTTGGGACGGCATCATCTATGCGACTCACGCTGCCCGTGTGCTGCGAATTCACTTACCAAAATACGATTGGGAGCAGCGAGAGGCGGAGCTCGGGCAGGGTGATCTGCTGAGTGGGGATTCCGCGGCGTCGGATTTTGTGACTTACGTGGATGAACATCCGGAGCCTCTCGAAAGCGAGTCGGCTGATCATATTGCGCAAGTGGAGGAGCCTGTAGATGAGAATCCTGCGCCATCGTCTGCGGTTCACTTGCCGAAGCTAACTCAGTCCTCAGTTCCGAAAGCTATCGGCACTCAACGATTCAAGATCAAGAAGAAATCACGGCGATGACTGAACCGAAAACGATACATGCCGGTGACAGCGTGAGCTGGTCCCGGGAGGCTTGCGGCTGTCCTGCGGCTGGAGGTTGGACTCTGCATTACGCTCTGCGTGGGCCGGGGCAGATTGATATAGATGCGACCGGTGTGGGTGAGGTTTTTACTGTGGCGATTGGCGCGTCTGTGACCGCGGACTGGGCGCCGGGTGATTATGTATTCAGCTGCTTTGTGAAGCGCGGCGACGATGAGCGTAAGACGCTGAGTAGTGGGCGCATCAAAGTGCTAGAGGATCTGGCAAGCAGTACTTCTGATGGCCGCAGCCATGCTAAGCGGATGTTGGATGCAATACAGGCAACGCTTGAGAAGCGGGCAACCAAAGATCAGCAGGCATATCAGATTGATGGCATGCAGATCAGTCGTATACCAATCCCTGAATTAATTCAGCTTCGCGACCGCTACCGGATTGAGTATCGCCGGGAGTTGGAAGCGGCTGGCAGTGCTGTGCCGCGCCAGCGGGTGATTAAAGTGAGGATGCGATGAAGATTAAGCCGAAACCCAGTCTGGCCCAGCGGGCTATTAACTGGGCGTGGTATCGCTATGTGGCGCCGCGTCGACAGAACCACATGGCTCGCTCATTTGAGGCAGCTCGGCGAGATCGGCTCAGGTTGGGCTGGGCTGATCGCACCAGCAGTCGCAGTGCTGATGAAGAGATCTACCGTGATCTGGCTGTGCTGATCAGCAATGCCCGCGAGCAGTCAATTAATAACCCCTACGCGAAGCGCTATTACACGTTGCTGAAGAACAACGTGATTGGCCCGCGCGGGATGAAGTTTCAGAGCCGTGTTAAGGGGCCTGATGGCAAGCCGGATAAGTTCGTAAATGAGCTTATTGAGTCGGGCTGGAAGCAGTGGATCAAGAAAGGTAGCTGCGATGTAACCGGTCGCTTTCACTTTGTGACATTCCTGCAGCTCTGGCTTGAGACGCTCGCGCGGGATGGTGAGGTGCTGGTGCGTGAGCACCGAGGGTATCCCAACCGTTGGGGCTATGCGTTGCAGATCCTCGAATGCGATCGGCTTGATATCAACTACAACGCTGAGCTTAACAATGGCAACCGTATCAGGATGTCGGTGGAGCTTGATGAGTTTGAGAAGCCGATTGCCTATCACCTTCTGGTGAGTCATCCAGGTGATACAACTTATAGCTGGCAGGGGCGTGAATATGAGCGAGTGCCAGCGTCAGAGCTGATTCACACCTTCGTGCCCTGGCGGCCACATCAGACGCGAGGGATACCCTGGACGCATGCCGGCATGGTGGAGTTGCACCATATCGGTGAGTACCGAAAAGCCGAACTTACCAAAGCAGAAGAAACCGCCAAATCAGGCGGTTTTTTTGAGCAAGATCCAGAGGCTTACGATGACCCGCCTGGTGATGATCAGGGGGAGATTGTCCACGACGTAGAAGCCGGCAGCTATCACCTTTTGCCTTACGGTGTACGGTTCAGTGAGCGCAAGGCTGACAGGGCTGGCGCCAACTTTGGTGCCTTTCTGAAAGGGGCTGTGCGTGGTGTCTCTTCTGCCTGGAGCATGTCCTATAACCGGCTGGCAAATGACCTTGAGGGTGTGTCGTTCAGCTCCCTGCGATCGGGTGAGCTGGATGAGCGGGATATGTTCAAGGTGATTCAGTTTTTCATCATTCAAGAGCTGTTGGATCGTGTCAGTAGTAGTTGGCTGGAAATGTCTCTGCTGACGCAGGCGGTGCCATTGCGCGTTGCTGAGTTTGATCGTCTGCACCAGCCGTGGTTTCAGCCGCGTGGCTGGGCCTGGGTTGATCCGAAAAATGATTCCAAGGCGCATACCGAGGGGATCAACAACCGTACTCGAACCCGATCCTCCATCATCCGCGACGGCGGTGAAGATCCTAATGATGTGTTTGATGAGTTCGAGTGGGAGGAGCAGGAGCTGGAGCGGCGGAACCTGCTGAATGAAACAGTGAAAAAGTCGGAGTCGGACGACGATGAGCAAGACGAGCAAGAAGAAGCCGGAGCAGGTAAGGGAGATTGATGGCAGAGAGCTGCAGCGCGATCTGGCTGTTGTTGCGGGCTCGATTGATGAAGAAGCGCGAACGGTCGAGATCGCGGCATCAAGTGAATACCCGGTGCCGCGCTGGTTTGGTACCGAAATTCTGGACCACGGTGTAGGGGCTGTTCGGCTTGACCGAATGAAGGCCGGTGCGCCGGTGCTTGATATGCATAGCCGCTGGGAGCAGATCGGTGTCGTTGAGGATGCCTGGTTGGAAGGCGGTCGGCTGCGAGCGCGGGTGCGCTTCTCCCGCGGTGAACACGCAGAGCCTATATGGCAGGACGTTGTAGATGGTATTCGGCGCAACGTGTCGGTTGGCTATCAGATTTTTGAAATGGTGCTCCAGTCGCGGGATGACAGCGGTGAGGTATACCGCATCACCGACTGGGAGCCTTATGAAGTGAGTTTTGTATCAGTAGCGGCCGATCCCACGGTAGGCGTGGGGCGTTCGCATTCGGTAAGTAATATCAAAGTCAGAGGAATGGAAATGGCTGGTGAAGCAAACGAACAGAAACAGGAGCAGGTTAACACTCCGGCAGCGCCGATTGTGGATGGCCAGCGAGATATGAATACGCCAGCTGCGCCAGTGATTGATGCTGAGCAGGTGGCTTCGGCTGAGCGCTCTCGTATCACCGAGATTAACGAAATTGGCCGCCGCTTTGGGCAGCGTGATCTGGCGATGGATGCTGTTAACAAAGGCCACTCGGTGGATCAGTTCCGCTCTGTGGTGATGGAGCGTATGAATCCCACCCCTACTAAAACCTATGAACAGCCAGGTGATACGGGCGGGCTGCATTCTGCGCGTGAGATCGGCATTGATGGGAACGAGTTGCGCCAGTACTCACTGATGCGGGCTATCAATGCGTCGGCTACCGGTGACTGGGGTAAGGCAGGCTTCGAGCGTGAGGTCTCCCTGGCAATTGCGGATGCTGCTGGCAAGGAAGCGCGTGGCTTCTTTATGCCAAGTGAGGTGCTTACCATGCGCCAGCTTGAGAAAAAGACAGCCGGTAAGGGTGGTGAGCTGGTAGCGACGGATTTGATGGGCGATGAGTTCATCGATGTGTTGCGTAACAAGGCGATGGTGGCGCGGCTTGGGGCGCGTGTGCTAGCGGGCCTGGTGGGTGATGTTGATATCCCCAAGAAAACCACGGCGGCTAACTTCTACTGGTTGAACGAAGATGAAGACGTTACCGATAGCGACTTCGACTTTGCCACCCTGGGGCTGACGCCTAAGTGTATCGCGGGCGCTATTCCAGTAACCCGCAAACTGCGTAAGCAGTCATCTATCCACGTCGAAAACCTGATTCGTAGTGACCTGATTGAAGGGATCGGTGTGGCGATTGATCTCTCGCTTCTGATTGGTGCGGGCGGTGCCGAGCCAATTGGCTTGCTGAATGCAACGGGTACGAATGCCGTCACATACCCGGCGGCAGGTGTTGATTGGGATTCCGTCGTTGATATGGAAACCAAGATCGCCACCTTCAATGCCGATGTTCAGAAGATGGCCTACCTCACCAATGCGGTGCAGCGTGGTGCGGCGAAGAAAAAGCAGGTATTCGATGGAACCGGGGAGCGTATCTGGCAGGGTGGCGAGGTTAACGGTTACGCCGCTCATGCTACCGGGCAGGTGCCTGCTGATACCTGGATCTTCGGTGACTGGAGCCAGCTCATGATTGCGTTGTGGGGGGTGGTGGATCTCAAGGTTGATACCTCAACGAAAGCGGCATCGGATGGCCTGGTGCTTCGTGTGTTCCAGGACTGTGATGCGGGTGTGCGTCGCCCTGAGGCGTTCACGGTAGCGCGCAAGGGTTAAGCGGGTTTATTGATGGTATCAGGGAGCGCTAGGCGCTCCCTTTTTTGTGAGGTGTGGCAATGGATGTGATGGTTGTGAAAGTGGTTTCGTCGTTCTGGGTGCGGGGTGAAATGGTAGAGCCTGGTGACGTGGTTGAGCTACCAAAATCTGAAGCGAAGGCGCTGGTTGGTACCGGGCAGGCCGCTGAGGTATCGCCGGATGATTTGGTGGCTGATGATGAATCGGGTGGTGGCGATGAGTCGGACTGATCTGATAGGTGATGACCTGAGTAGCTTCTTTGATTCTGATGATTTTGCAGAGGCTGCAGTGTTGCGGATGGGGGGGCAGGAGTGTCCGGCCTCCGTAATCGTGCGGGAGGGGGTGGAGCAGTACTCCCCGGATGGCCTTGTCGAGGGGATGGGCATCGAGGTTCAGCTGGCTGTTCCAGCGTTTCCATTAGGGGCGGGCGGTTTGGTTGAGGCTCAAAGCGGTAACTATCGCATCGTTCGGCCCGTTAGTAATGATGGTGTGTTGGCAACCTATCTTGTGGTGTCCGCAGATAACAAAGGCTGGTAGCTATGGGGCGTGCGTTCGATCAGGAAGTTGCTCGTCTTGACGCCGCTCTGGCCGGCATTGCGCGGCAAGATGTGCCGCGTGGTGTGGCATCGGCGCTGAATAAGACCGGTGGCGTAGTGAAGACGCGCACGATCCGTGGAGTAGCAAAGAAAGAACGTATCCAGCAGAAGTTGATCCGGCGCCAGGTGTATGTGAAGCGCGCCACAGCAAAGCGGCAGGTCGCTACTGTTCGTGCTTATACACGCGGTATCAACATGATCCATCTGAAGCCACGTGATAGCGGCCGCGGGGGATGGAGTAAGCGACGGGGTAAAGGTGTGCGTGCGCGTGGCGGTCATCACTTCCCTGAGGCGTTCATTGCCAAAGGCAAGAACGGTAAGCCGCAGGTATTCGAGCGGACCGGCAAAATCACCCGTCGCCAAAAAACCGCTGCGGGTTTCCGCCGTCATGGTGCTGGCGCTGCCGGCGGTGGCGCCAAATATCACCATGTGGATGTTATCCGCTTGCCGATTCGGCGGGCAATAGAGTCAATTGCGCCGGTCGCGGCTGCTCGTGAGATGAAGTCTAACTTCGAAAAGCGACTGGCTCATGAGATCGACTGGCGTCTTAAAAAGCGAGGACTGAGATGATCGAAGGCACACCTGCATCACGGCGCGATGCCGTGCGGACTGCGGTTAAGGCGCGGGTAGAAGCTGCGATCAGCTATCTCGATGCGCCGCTGGTTTTTACGTCGCGTGCGGAAGTTGCGGACGTTGATGGGTTTGTAAGTATCTACTTTGGCGAAGGGCAGCGGGAGCGTTCGCACTCTACAACCGATGTTGAGTGTGAGCTGATCATTCGTATCAGTAGTAGTGCTGAGCCGCAGGAGGTTGATCCGCGGCTTGATGCTGTAGCCAGCCGTGTTGAGAAAGCTGTGAGTGATGAGCCGACGCTAGGCGGAGTGGTCTGGGATTGCTTCCAGTCTGGCTTTGCCTATGCCGACAGTGAGAGCGGCGTGTATAGCAGCATTGAGCTGATTTATTCAATCAAATACAACGACTAAGGAGTGTCGGATGGCACTGGGAAACGGAACTAAATTTGTCCGTCACGATGGGGCGGACCCTGGCGTTTTCGTAGATATTGCGGGGGCGGCCGTGGAACTGGGTAATTTCGGTTTGTCGCGTGATACGCAAGAAGTCACGTATTACAGCAGCGAAGCTGGCTGGAAGAATTTTGCGGGTGGTGCCCGTGATGCGGGCGAATCGAATATCAAACTCGAGTTCGATCGGGCTGATGGGCATCACAAGTCGCTGCTGGATGACTTCAACAGCGACGATCCGGGCCGGTATGGCTTCCAGTGGCCTGACTCAGATAAGACGCAGGTTATCTGTGCTGGCGTGGTGACCGGGTTTGAGGTCACGCATGCGATTGGTGAAAAAATCTTTGCGAA